TGGCATCAGTTGGGATGCGTTGCAGGAGATAAAGTCAGTCGTTGGCTATGGGGATCGGGATGCCGTTGAAATTTACCCGCGGGATTCTGATGTGGTGAACGTGGCTAACATGCGCCACCTGTGGATTATGCCGGATCCGATTAGCTTCGCCTGGCGCAAGTAATTTTACGCTGCGCGCCCCGCGCGCGGCATGAGGAGAGATTATGAAGGAATTACGTTTTTACGGCGCAAGCGATGACCTATTTGAGTGTGAAGGTGCCATTCGAGAGGAGATCGGCTGTTACAGCCACCCAGGCATTTATCACCTGAAATCAGCTGAAGGCGAAATGCAAGTCATCGCCACTTACACCGACAGCGGCTGTTGGTCCATCGGCATCTGTCAGATTGATGAAGATGTGCCAATCCCACAATGGGAAACATCGTTCAGCACTCACGAGAAGGGATATAGCGTTGTCCTTACTATTCAGGTCCCAGATGACACCGTTCTGGTGCAGGAAGACGACTGACGCAACTGATAGCCAGTTATGAGCTGGCTATTGGGTGCGAAAGCACTGCTCCGTTATCCCTTTTGCCCTCCACTGTGAGGGCATTCTTTTTGGGAGTTCACCATGCAATCAAACCCCGTACTTAAGTTTATCGGCGCGCTTATCGCACTGGGCGCTCTCATCTCATTTCTTCACGAACCGGAAGGTGTGCAATGGCTGCTTTTAATGTGGGCGCAATAGTCCAGAAGAAGACCGGAGGAATTCATGGCGTGGTGGATAGCCAACTGGAGCCGGAAGGCGATCACCCGAAGGCCTGGGTGCGTTGGGATGACGGTAATTATTCAGTGCATCCTGAAAACGAATTACGCGCGGCCACGCCAGACGTTCCGCAGTTTTATAAATCGATGTCATAGGAGCGACCATGAGCGACAACATTCAACTGGTACCAAATAAGTGGGTATCAGAAGATCTGCTGATTGCGTTAACCGGACTGACTAAGCACGCGATCAAGTCAGCACGTGAGAAAAGCTGGCTTGAGGGGCGCGAGTATAAGCACTATTCCGGTGACCTTCAGCCTAAAGACAACTCCCCTATCCTCTACAACCGTTTTGAAGTCGATAACTGGGTTGAGAGGCAACGACCGGCGATCCCGCGCCAGAAATCTGCTTAAATAGCCCTGCGTTTAACAACGAGGAAAAGGCATGTCTAAATATCCAACCGGGGTTGAGAATCACGGGGGCTCATTGCGTCTGTGGTTCATGTACCAGGGTGAGCGGGTTCGTGAAAGTCTTGGCGTTCCCGATACACCCAAAAACAGAAAGATAGCTGGGGAGTTGAGGACTTCGATTTGCTACGCCATCAGGACCGGCACATTCGACTATACCGCCCAGTTCCCTAACTCACCGCGAGCTAAGGTAAATGACGATCGCAAAATAAAGACGTCCGTTTCGGAACTGGCTTACAAATGGCTGGCCCTGAAGCAAACGGTTTTGGCGAAGAACACCCATATGCGGTATACGTCGTACGTGAAAATGTGCCTTCGCATCCTGGACGATGAGATGCCCATTTCAGCACTTACCCATGAGGATCTCATGTCTCTCAGGCATGAACTTCTAACTGGCTATCAGCTCATCGGTAAAACCCTTGAGCGCTCCCACAAAAAAGGGAGAACTGTACGAACGGTGAACGGCTATATGGCTGTGATGCTCGAGATGCTTAAGTTTGCGGAGCGAAACGGTTACACAAATGGCTCGGTCATATCTGATATTCGTCCACTCAGGAAATCAAAATCAGAACCTGACCCGCTCACCAAAGAAGAGTTTGTGCGCTTGCTTGAAGTTACTAATCACCAGCAGACCAGAAATCTTTGGGTGCTGGCCGTGAGCACCGGTATGCGCCATGGTGAAATTTGTGCTTTAGCCTGGGAGGATGTAGACACGGTAAATTGGACTATAAAAGTTAACAGAAACCTGGCGATCTCTGATCACTTCTCACCACCTAAAACGGAAAGCGGTATAAGGACGATTAACCTCACCCAGCCAGCTATAGAGGCACTGAAAAGTCAGATGCAGTTTACCCGCATGAAAGAGCAGCACGAAATTGTTGTTCATCTGAGGGAGTACGGTAAACAAAGAACTGACGTATGTACCTTTGTATTCAACCCAAATGTATCGGGTCGTTACCCATCCAAAAGCATTTGCTATATACCAGGATCGATAGCCTCGTCATGGAATCACTTATTGAAAAGAGCAGGCATCAGGCACAGGAAAGCTTATGAATCTCGTCACACATTCGCATGCTGGGCATTAAGTGCCGGTGCGAACCCGAGCTTCATTGCTAACCAGATGGGGCATACAAATGCCCAAATGGTTTTCAACGTCTATGGTAAATGGATGTCGGAACAAAACGGCGACCAGGTAGCTTTGCTGAACACAAATTTTGACTTCAATGCCCCACAGATGCCCCACAATAAAGTGGCCGGAATATAATTGATTTATATTACAGCCACTTAATCACACGTTAGTGTTTTATCATCATGTGCGGCATCTTTTTGACGAACTGAGTTGAAGTAAGTAAGAAGCTAGTGAAAACCAAAGCATTAGCGCAAGACGAATCACTGCCTTATGAGGTTTTGAGTTGTTTTGCGCTAATTTTTTGCCCCAAGCATGCCCCATCACATCACCGGACAATCATCAAACTCGCCAGAGCGAGCATCGTTGATGCTGTAGGTGATCACCCCAAACACCGGCCGCGATGTATCCGAGACATCGTCCTTCAAAGGTAGCGGCTCCCTTCTTCCATTTTCAGGGTTCTCCAGACAAGGATGCGGTAGCGTCCTGTAGCGCATGATCCTGAACTCACCATCGACAGCACACACAAGCAAAGAGCCGTCTTTCGGCGTCAGCGATGAGTCAACGATAAGCATGGCACCCTTCATGATCCCAGCACGAAGATAAGTCGTACCAGCTATCATCATGTACGTTGCTGAAGGATGCGCGATAAGCCGCTTGTCGAGCGATATGCGCTCCTCTACGTAATCCTGTGCTGGACTAGGAAATCCCATAATGCACCTCCGATGGTTACTGTGTATTTATACAGTATTATCATTCGTAGGCACAGATCAAGCGAAGTGAGTGGATTGATTTATAAGTGGAGGTAAGTTTTGGAAATTTAGTTGTGAATAACGTGGTTGCATATGCGCCTGCTTAGCAGGCGCATTGCTGATTATGTATTTGTAATTTTCTTCCATGACGCGGCTGTAGTGCCAGTTGCTTTATACCACTCAAACTGCCCTGCCGTAGTGTCGAGATATTCTTCACCAACGAACCTTGGCACAACGTTATTTACTGGGTTTTGTGAAAGCTTCCTTACAAACTTATTAACATCCCATAAAATCTGAGACTCATAGCTAAGGAAGCTCATACCTGCGATTGTTAGCAGTGGCGATGAAGATGAGCCATTACTGATTATATTGAAGGCGATAACATGGTAACCACGTGATGCAATATGAAGACGGCCTGTTTTTTGCGTGTCGTAACCAGTTTCCCTGTTGAGTGAAATCGTAGCGTTCAGGGCGCTCATATTATAGGAACTGGCAGGCTTTGCAGTGATATCAGAGCCAATCGCATCCCATACCCTATCATCCAGTGAATATTGCGACTGGGGAAGGCCGAAATCTAGTTCTACGCTGAGTGTGGCATTGCTAAATGAAACACTTGGAGTCATTACAATGTCATCATGCTCGGCATAGAAACATACAAACACTTTATTACCTAGCTGCGATGTCTCAATGACATAACCACCGGTAAAGCTTGCTAGAGGGGGGCTAAACATTCCAGCCTTGTTTAATTGCGTTCCCCACGTGGACTCTTTTAGCTTCATCGAAGCTTCGAAAGTCCTTACGTTGACGTTAGAACCCGCCTTCACTTTTGTTGGGTTATTAAATTTTGAGAGAATGAAAGCGAAAACCCTTGCCGCAAGATATTTGTAGCCCTCTTCTCTGAAATGCACATTATCGCTGAACCTTGTTGAATCCACTCCATAGAACACCTCCACTCCATCAAGAACAGGGATTCCATACTGCTCAGCCATATTGAAAGCCGCCTGCCTGTAAGCGTCCAACAGACGAACATTACCGCCATATTGCTTCTGAGGTGGTGGCGTGATCATTACTACTGGTGTGCCCTTGACAAGCTCACGCGCAATAATTTTTTTGTAATAAAGAACATAGTCAGAAATTGACTGATACGGACTAAACCCTTCTGCCGCATCATTTGTGCCGTACATAATGATGGTTAAATCACTATTTACATTTGTGTCCCAGTCACCCCATCCCAGCTTAGTATTATCTCCGGAGTACCCCTGGTTGATCACCGTTACCGTGGATGAAAAAGCTTGCTGGAGATACCCTTGCAAGGCCTGAGGGTAAGGGGTAGCCGCGCGGGTTTTGGTATGGACGCGCCCTGCCGGGGTTGGGTTTGGATCGGCTGGCGTTGGTGCTACAGTGGTGTCTTCGCCATACGTCAGTGAGTCGCCACGGCATACGATAGTAATTGCTGCTGAATCACGCGCGACCTTTTCTGCGTACCGTGACATATTCAGACGCTGAAGTGCGTGCAACTGCTTTCCGGGGATTTGCTGGGTTCCAATATCTACTACGTCACTGAGCTGGGCGAGTGTCAGTGCTGTTTCAGCATCATTAACCAGCTCCCCGGCTGGCTTACCGGAAATAAGGGTTTCACTACCTACCTCAGCAAGCTCTGCACGAAGCGAGGCATCGCCAACTCCTACCCATTTACCTTCACCAATGCCGCCAGTGCTATTAGGGGTAGAACCGGCGGGTACTACTTTGGGTTGTGACCAGTCCCCGTCCCAACGATAGTATTCGCCGTTGCTCTCCCACTGAAGAACAGTGTTATGAGTGTCGAGGGTAGCGCCCATTTCAAAAGATTTCTTCGTGATGTAGCCATATTGCAGCATTGCCTGATTTGCATCGTAATTTATTCCAGCAATTGTACGATGTTTATCACCAAACCGGTCAATATATTCATGATTATCTGATGTCACAAACTCATCGATTTTCCCTGCGTTAAACTTAAGATCGCGTGGTGATTCGCTTGGTACTGCATCTTGTGTCGGTTGCGTAGCCATATTGATTCCATAAAAAACCCGGCACAGTAGCCGGGTTGAGGTGATCGGGATAGGTCTTATTGGTAAATCAGATCGCTATACTCAGCGAGGGTTAATGAGGTGCTGCCCTTGCCGTCTGGTTGCTTGGCGGTGATAGTCCACTGCCCTGCATCAAGCTCCTGAGACGTGGCAATGACGTATCGGGAAGGTGACTGGACATCGAAACCATCAAACAGATTGAGCTCGATGTTCGGGATTGCTGCCGTAAAGCCGAACGCAGTATCAGCACGCGGAGAAGCCGGGTATCGCGCCGTGGTGGCGCCGAACGAATCCGTGACCTGCACAAACATGGTTCCGGAGAAGTTGATTCGTTCACTCGTCTCGAAGTCATTCCCGACCCGCGACACGATATAACCGGCCTGCTGGTTGGTGTCGTATGTATCCGGCACCTGAACCATATCGCCAATGTTTACCCACTCTCCGTCTGCCATGGCTGTTACCTGCATGGTCATGCGTGAATAGATAAGCCGCTTGCATTCCCGAAGCGCGCGCTCATTGGCCTGAAAGCGATTTCTGACGTACAGCATTTCGAACTTCTTCGCTTTGGCCGGCGATCCTTCAATGATGGAATTGCCGGATATCCGGTACCGGACAAAGTCCTGCTTATTTGTGTCCGGGTTGCGATACTGCACTTCAACGCCGTCATAGCCGCCAGGCAGCGTCATGTCGTAAGAGAGCGAGTAACCATCAGGCCTGGTGTTTGAGCGGTTAAATATCGTGGCCGCAGACGTCTTTTTGCCGTCTCGGGTGAATGACAGCACACCGTTGTCGTCGTAAACCGATACACTGGCGGCGTCGCAGATGGTTTCCATGCGCGAACCTAGCGACACATCCTCATCGTCAAAGGTGAAATCGAAATAACCCAGACGCGGGTCGATAGCGTCAATTTCAGCCTGGATCTGGTACAGGCCGTAAATATCAATGCTCGACTCCGGCTGCTGCCCTACGACCAGCCAGTTAAACAATGCGATGTCAGCGAATTTACGCGATGGTCGGAGCGTGTAGTCGACCTGTTGCGTCGTCACGTTGTAGCTGATGACGTGGCGGGTGATCAGCGCGTTATACTTCCTGTCGCGCCCGCTAGAGGCGTTCTCAGTGGCTCGTACCTTCACCATTACCAGCGAATCTTCAGCGTGAACAACGTTTGTCCTGACGTTTACCGCATGAATCTCTTCGACCTGCAGCTTGCTCGCGTC